CCCCCCAAGGTGACCGGAGAGAGGGTTATCAACCCAACTCGACTAACTGATCGCGCGCGCTACCCCCCCCCTCATAACTCACATCGATCGGCCGATCTAGGCGTGGTACCCTAGCACCATGCCAGATCGGCCCATTTTTGGCCTATGATCTACATGTCACACCACACCTAAGTCGTTGATCTTGTTGACCTTTTGGGTCACCTACCGATCGGTAGGCGCATGCCAGATCTATGGGATCCGGCGAAAAAAGTGGGTGTCCAGTACCCTTGACAGCGCAGGGCGTTTCAAACAGAGTGTATGGGCCAGGGAGCGCGCAGGGGTGTATATGGGCGAGGTTTTGATAGAGGTAGCTCCGTTGTATGCGAAGCAGCGGAATGCTGTATTTGATGTAGCTCGTCATGTGTTTATTGAGGCGAGTACGAAGAGTGGTAAGACGACTGGGTGTTTGGTTTGGCAGTTGGATCAGATATCGAAGCGCAAGGGGCATCATTGGTGGGTAGCTCCGATTACTTTGCAGGCTAAGATTGCGTTTGATCGTGCGATCGACATGGTTCCGGAGGCATTGGTTAAGCGCATTGACCGCCGGTTGCAGGTTATTGAGTTGCGCACTGGTAGTGTTTGGAGTTTCAAGAGTGGTGATAGGCCGGATAACCTTTATGGTGAGGATATTCAGAGTGGGGTTATTGATGAGGCTTCTCGTTGCCGGGAGGAGGTTTGGACGGCGGTGCGTTCATGTACAACGAAGCCGCGTTCCCCATTGCGGGTGATCGGTAATGTGAAGGGTAGGAAGAACTGGTTCTACACTATGTGTAGGAAAGCGGAGGCCGGCGAGCCTGGTTTGGGCTATCACAAGTTGACTATTTTTGATGCGGTTGATGGTGGTGTGATTCATGAGGATGAGATTGCTGAAGCGCAGCGAGATTTGACTGAGAACATCTTCAAAGAGCTCTACATGGCTGAGGCTAGTGATTACGAGGGTAATCCTTTTGGTGCTCACCATATTGAGCGTGCGGAGCGTCCTAATCTGGCTATGGGTCCTCCTGTTTGTTTCGGTGTTGACCTTGGTAAGGCGAAGGATTGGACGGTGATGATTGGTTTGAACAGTTCGGGTGATGTTTGTTCGTTTGAGCGATTTCAGCACAATTGGAATACTACTACGAATTTGATTTCATCGATCGTGGGTGATATTCCCTGTTTGGTAGACAGCACTGGTTTGGGTGATCCGATTCTTGATGGTTTGAAGGCGAACGACAAGTCGAACTTCATTGGATTCAAGTTCACATCGAGCAGTAAGCAGCAGTTGATGGAGGGGTTGTCCCTTGACTTGCAGCAGAGTGTCTTTCAACTTCCATCTGGTGTGTTATCATCTGAGTTGAAGGCGTTTGAGTATAAGTATGAGCGTGGGCTGGTCAAGTATGGTGCTCCTGGTGGGATGCATGATGACTGTGTTTGCGCTTTAGCGTTGGCTAGGGCACAGTTTCGCAAGCGCAGTGAAATCGTCTGGTGGAGGTAGTGCGTGGAGTATTTTGACAGTTTACGCAACTTGCTCAGTGGTTTTGGTGGTCCCAGGGATCGGACTACACAGAATGTGGTTGAGCAGCCTGCTGTGTTATCGTCTCCAGAGCTAGAGATCCTCTATCGCAACAATCATTATTCTGCTCGTATAGTTGAGCTTCTTCCTGACGAGTCCACGCGCCGTGGGTTCACAACGACCGCGATGTCTGATGCTGGTAGTAGTCCTTTTCAGGGAGACTTCCAGCGTCTTGGTTTGATGCCCAAGTTGAATCAGGCAGATAAGTGGTCGCGTCTATACGGGGGGGCTGCTGTCATTTTGGGCATTGATGACGGCAGGGATCCATCTGAGCCTGTGGACATGGACAATATCAAGTCCATCGATTTTGCTTATGTGATTGATCGTTGGAGTTTGCTTAGCGGTCCTCTTGAGGGGGATCCATCGAGTCCCAATTTTGGTTATCCTCAGACCTATGAGGTTCAGTATGCTTCCTACAGCATTGAGAGCGACAGCGAGCGCATTGTTGGCATGAAGGTGCATTCGTCTCGCATGCTTAGGTTTGAGGGTGTCACTCTTCCTCCGTCGCTCCGATCGGACCAGGATTACTGGGGCGACTCGGTGTTGCAGCGTGTGTTTGAGTCGATGTGCAACCTGGGTATGATTGAGAAGGCGATGGGCAACATTGTTCAGACTTTCAATCAGGCAGTTTTTCGGATGCGCGGCTTGCGTCAACTCGCGAAGGCGAAGAATGGTTCAGCGGAGCTGATTACTCGTTTTGAGGCAGCCAATATTGGGCAGAGCATGTTGAATGTGTTTTTGCTTGATGCGGAGGGCGAGAGTTACGAGAAGCAGTCTACGAACGTAGCTGGACTGGACGGTTTGTATGACCGCGTTGCGCAGTCGTTTGGTTCTGCTGCTGGCATGCCCCTGACGCTTCTTTTCGGAACCCCACCAGCGGGTTTGTCGACGGATGATTCGGCGGGTGCGAGGAACTGGCTTAATACGGTACGTGCTCACCAGGAGCTCTATTACGTTCCGAATATTCAGTATGTAGCCGAGCTTTTGGCGAAGTCCACCGATGGCCCCAAGGTGTCTGGTGAGATTTTGGTAGTAGCCAATCCGTTGCAGGAGCCGACCGAAGAGGAGCGTGCGAAGACGATGCGTACTATGGCGGAGTTTGCAGCGATTCTCATTGATCGCGGCGTACTCTCACCAACGGAGGTGAGGACATCTTTCTTTGCGTCGGCAGGTTTTACGACGGATATTATCATCAACGAGTCGAAGCAGACGAGTCTCATGCAGCCTCAAGACGAGGCCGAGATATTCTTTGATCAGAACAGTGATCCCAAGCATGTCAGGGCAGCCCGTAGGCGCATTCAGACTTTGATTGAGTCTGGCAAGTTGGATCCACCTGAGAAGCGCAAGTGCGTTGGTTATCCTGGCCACAAGTGCAAGAGCAGGGCTAGTCAGTACGATCATACGAGTGATTACGATGAGCCTGAGAAGGTGGTGCCTGTTTGCGCGTCCTGTCACAATGTGCGCACGAACATGAGGGAGAAGGGCGATTTGTAATGATGGAGACGCACACAAGGAAGTGGCAATTGCATCCTCGCATCCGAGTCGACGCCGCCATCCCCAGGAGTGTTCAGCCAGAGGCCTTAATCTTCGAGGCCGAGCGTGAGTTATGGGAGATGTTCTCTGACAGTCCCGACCAGGCTCTCAAGGGCAAGACGAACGAGGCACTCTACGTTGCGGCGATAGCTTACCTCATCTCTTGGTATTCTCGCTATGACCGCAGGCTGCGCAGTTTTCAGCGCACGTCTGAGCAGGTGAGCATGTTTAGTCGCAAGCAGTTCCGTCGTCAGATGGAGGTAGCTACGGGGATAGATCCGAGAGTCCCGCAGCATGCTCAATACGCTAGGTCTTCATTGTTTCAGCTTCATGCGAAGGGCAAGCAGATAGCTACGAGGCGCCATTCTGAGTTGATACCTTTGGTTCAGCGAGGCGCTAGTCAGCAGGATCTGAATCACCGCAACAGTGTTGCGCGGAATGCGGGTGTGTTTATTGCGGGCAATGAGTTGTCTACCCAGCATTCGAATTTGACTGAGCGTCTTCAGCAGGATGCTGGTGGTGCGACGTATATTTGGCGCACGATGTTGGACAATCGCGTGCGTCCATCTCATGCTGAGCGCGAGGGTCGCAGGTTTTCGTGGAACGCACCACCTGACGATGGGAATCCTGGTGATCCTCCCAATTGTCGTTGTGTAGCGGAGCCCATGGCCCAAGATTTTACAGAAGAGAGTGTTCAGGCCCAAGCTTTGGCCACTGCTCCATCTGAGCTTCCTTACCCCTCCAGCACCAACATTGGACCGACGAATGGTTCATCTGGGGAGATGGTAAGTGCGACGATTCTAGCTAGCCAGGCTGGTAAGTTTCTAGCGAACAGTGAAAACGAGTCCATCACCACTTTCTACACAGATGCTGACCCGGATGATCCTCTCGACTTATCGAGTGGTGAGGGATTGGATATGGGTGCTGGGATGTACACCACTCCTGGTGGCATACCGAGTCTTGGTAGCAGCCGGGTTGATGTAGCCATTAAGATGCTGAATCCTCTTCGCGGTTCTTACACTGAGGTTTCAAGGGAAGTTGCGAAGCGCTTCAAGGCTCTCTTTGCCAACGCTCCGACTCAGCTTGCGGGCTCTAGGTATTACACGAAGGAGCAGTTGGACCAGGCATTGCGCCTTGGTCTCATCGAGGATGGTTACGACGGCATATTGGTAGATGAGTTAGGGGTCAGGGTTGGCCTGATAGCGGAGAACATAAGAATCATATCATAACCCTCTAGGGAAGGAGGCCACGGTGCTGACGATTACACGCAGGCAGGGAGAGCGGATTTACATTGGCGATGACATTGTCATCATGGTCAGTGCGACTAAGGGCAGCAGTGTTCGATTAAGCATTGATGCCCCACGCGAGGTCCGCATTATCAGAGGGGAGTTGGTAGATGGGGAAGTGGACGACGTGGAATACAATTCGTCTTCGGGAAGAAGAGCCGGAGGATCTCGGTTTTGACTTAACTCAAGACCCCCTCCCCCCAGAGACGATACGTGACGTGCGCAAAAGCTTGGATATGACTCGTGATGAGTTTGCTGACATGTTGGCAGTAACCACACGCACAGTCCTGGCGTGGGAAAAACTGAACCGAGATCAGGAATCTCGCAACTGTACTGGTGCAGCGAGAAAGCTTCTGATCACCTTTGTGCGTAACCCCAACACTATCACTTACACATAGTGTACCACCAGGTTGACATTTCCTTTCTAAATCTGTTTTCTAAGACAGCAGGAGGACCCCTATGCCAGAAGTGATGCGCAAAGCGCCCGACAGGACGCACATACAGACTGTAATTTTCCACAAGTCGACTTGGACGAAGGAAAATGCGATCAAGTGGCTCAAGAAGAATTCTGATCCTGACGAGGACCACCATTTCATCACGAGTGGTTTTCACGAGACTGACGACATGTATCATTTTCGTCAGTATGATCCTCAAGACAAGAAGTTCAACTACCGCATGAAGCCAGAAAAGGACGAGATCACGTTCATTATTGGTTTTACGGGTGCAGACGACAAGACGAAGAAGAAAGACTCTGTAATGCGCTTTGATCGAGGTGAGCTTCACCCGGCACATCGCACAGAAGAGGGTTTTCTCTACGTTGAGGGCCGGGCTACGAGGGCGGGTGTGTTTCTCTACCGCCGCGCTGACGGCTCCATTATCCGAGAGTTGCGTCCACCTGAAGAGGTTGGCAGCCCAGAATCTCTAGCCAGCCTGGCGAGAAAGCCAATTACCAACGAGCACCCCCCAGAGTTCGTCGATGCTGCGAACGCTGACAAGTATGCCGCTGGAACTGTGGACCCAGAGGTCGTCTGGGAGCAGGACCATGCCGACGGGTTCGTCAAGGTGCGCGGTACCATCATGCGGCAAGACGCGATTGACGCCATAGACAGTGGTCGCCTTGAGCTCTCTTGCGGCTACCATGCTGATGTTGATGAGACGTCAGGTGTCTGGACTGACGCACACGGCACCAACCATCGCTACGACGCCATCCAAAGAAACATTCGATACAATCATCTAGCACTTGTGGACCGTGGACGAGCGGGCAAGCAAGCAACACTTAGGATGGATGCTGCCTATCGAATCGATATGGTGCCCGATTTTGAAGATTTGCCGCTGGCTCCCAAGGATTATCAGTGGGACTCAAAAGCGGCCCTTAAGAGGGTGCGCGCCTGGGCCGAGGCAGAAGAAGAGCCCAACGCTCAATTTGCCCAGGCCTTTATGTATGTGGATGCAGATAACGCGGACAAGTTCGCAGCCTACAAGCTGCCGTTCGCAGACGTCATTGACGCCAAACTACACGCAGTTCCGAGAGCGCTCAACGCAATCTCCAGCGTTCTAGGTGGTGGCCGGGGCGGCGTTGACATTTCAGACGAAGACAAAGAGTTAGTACGCGGCTTGATCGACAAGTACCGCGAGAAGATGGAAGACGACGACCATGATGAGGAGGAACACATGGACAGCAATCAGACCAGCATTCTGTTGGTGCGTGTCGATGATCGCGAGTATTCAGTCACTGAGCCGCACGCGATTCAGAGAGCGATCGAGGATCATGAAGCACAAGTACGTGGCAAGCTCGATGCGATGAACGCCGAGCTCGAAGCGACTCGTACTGAGTACGCAGAGATGCAAGCCAAGCTCGATACGGCAACAGCCGAGCTTGACGCGATGAAAGTCGACGCCGGGAGCGACGACGAAGCCGGGCGCATCGCTTGGGCAAACGAGCGGTTCATTCTGCTCACCCAGGCGAAGAGCATCAAGCTCGACGCCGACACGCTCACCAATGACGAGATCAAGCGAGAGATCGTGCGACGTCACTTCGACGGCGAAGAGAACGAGAACCTCGATTCTCAGGCATACGTCGATTCGGTCTACGACTACCTCAAGCGCAAGCAGCAGGTCGTCAAGACAACCGAGGCGCTCGCAACGGGTCTTCTCAAGAGCGAAGAGACACGCGGAGACGATTCTCAAAAGGGAATGGCGCAGGCACAAGATGCTTACACCTCCTACATCAATAACGTTTACAGTAACTAAGGAGATATCATGCCTTCACCACTTCAAGGCCTTGTGCGTGCAGAGCGCATTGCCGGTGTCCCCGGTGCTCAAGCAGACGACGGATTTGCCGACGTCATGAGCTACGCAAACGACGATCCGCGAGCACAGCAGATCGATACTGTCACCGCCACTGGTGCCACCAACTTGCATCTCTACACCGTTACAATCAACGGCGTTGACTGCAACTACACATCTGACGCAGCCGCAACGGTTGCCGAGATCGCTGACGGGCTCGCAGCCGCCATCGAGGCAGAGCCGCTGGTCAACGGTACCGTCGGAGCCGTCTCGGACGGTGTCTCGCTTGTGACTATCACCGCTACAACTGGCGGCGTTGGATACACGATCAGCGAGGCCGATGCTCAGCTTACGCTGGCAAGCGTCGCGGCGAACGCAACCGCAGCAGCGATCCCATTCGGACGCTGCGTCATCGAGGACGGATTGGGAGCGCACGGAAATAAACTGTGCAAACTCATCAACGCAGTCGACGTCGCCAACTCGGCAGATCTCACAGCTCAAGGGCTGGGAGTATCCGGGTACGACCCGACACGCGAGATTCCAGATGGAGCACTCGCAGCCGAGTACCCTGGGAACTCGATGGTCTCGGTCATGCACAACTGCCGAGTTTACGCAGAAATCGAGGCGGCATTGACCTCACCAGCAGATCCTGTCTTTGTAAGAACGGCAGCGGCAGGTGCTCTCGACAAAATTGGTGGATTCGCTCCGGCAGCCGGTGCGGGTCTTGTTCAGTGGCTTGAAGCTCGTTGGGTTCGCCAAGCGGGAAGTGGCCTGGCCGTCTTGGAAATCAACCTATAAACTCAAGGAGTTAGCCAAATGAAGATCGACGTAATCAGGGCTGATGACATGCGCTTCCTCGACGAGCAAGCACGTGGTTACTCACAAGGCCGACGCCAGGACAATGTCTTGTCCTCCGGTGTAGGATATTTCTTCCAGCGAGAGCTGGAGTACATTTATGCTCGCACCTTGGAAGCCAAGGTAGCACCTCCGAATGCCTTCAAACTGTTCTCGATTGATTCGAGTGTTCCAGAAGGCGCGACGAGCTACACTCAGCGACTGATGGAGCCGACAGGCGAGGCGACGCTGATCGCGAACTACGCCGACGACCTTCCTCGTGTGAACGTCACTCGAAAGGAAGAGACTCGCTCAATCAGAATGCTGGGCGACTCGTACTCGTACTCGGTCATGGACATTATGGCAGCTAGCATGTCTAGCCAGCCTCTTGACCAAGATCTCGGGTTTGCTGCACGAGAAGCCATCGAGCGAAAGCACAACCGCCTTTGCTGGTTCGGAGACCAGCAAGCTGGGTTGTGGGGAGTGCTCGCACACCCGTACATTCCTCGCTTTGCGTTCGCCAACCCAATCAGCAGCGCTTCGACGGCGACTCAGATCATTGACGAACTCAATGACATGATCAACGGCGTCAACTCTCTGTCGAAGACCACGGCGAGCCCGAATTGCTTGGTGCTTCCTCCCGATGAGTACGCATACATTAACTCGACTCCGAGGAGTCCGACAAGCGATACCACAATCGCTGCGTACCTGGTCGCCAACAACCCGTTCCTTGAGATGATCGAGCAAGCTTGGGAATGCGATGCTGACCAAAATGGTGGGCAGAAGCTTTCCTTGGCGTATCGGAAAGACCCGATGAATGCTCGATACGTCGCACCGATCGTCTTTCGGCAGTTGCCGGTTGAGAGACGAAACCTTGAGTTCGTCGTCAACAACATTGCCAGCAGTGGTGGATTCTACACCCCGCGTCCCCTGGAAATGGTTGTCGGAGAGCTCGCTTAAAGTAGGGTCTTACCCCTGCGGGAGTTCGTCCGGCACTCCCGGCAAGCAAGCCGGACACCCTATTGCCAAATAGCAGGAGAGACACACGTGAAACAGCAAGTTAAGATTCGGAACATGACCGATCGTCCATACCGAGTAAACCTATCAACCTGGGATGCCAAGGGGATGGAAAAGAGCAGTGTTCTTTTCGTTCCTCTTTCGACCAACATTCCTGGCAACCAGCCTGGGGTGACGGAGATATCAAAGACAGTATGGAATAAGATCAAAGAAGATCCTCGCATTGCCAGGAAGCTTGGAACGGAGTTAGTTGAGTTGTGAGTGCAAGCAGCGACAATCTGCGGGTTAGATTCCCAGAGTTTGCCGACGTGTTGGTTTATCCAGACACCACTGTGGATTACTTCATCGGGTTGGCTGCGGGTGAGCTCGAGGCGCCCATATGGGGCTTTTTCTTCAACCAGGCTGCTTTAGCTCTAGCTGCGCACATGATGAAGATCGCAAAGGACAGTGCTGCCGCTGGATCTGGTGGCATAGCGCCTCCCGGCGCCATTACTCAGGTCAAGACTGGTGACTTGCAAGTCAGTTATGGTTCCACAGCGGGTGGTGGTGCATCCATCCCTGGTGATGAGGGGCTTCGCACGACCATTTACGGCCTTGAGTACATCCGTCTTCGCGAGCTTGTAGTAGCCACTCCCTTCACCATAGGCCCGGTAGTGATATGAAGAAGAGCGGAGTAAAGATAAAGATAAACATAGCTCCACTTCGTCGTTTGCTTAGAGGCATTGCAACGGGCGCCAGAAACAATGCTGCTCATGTTGGCGTTCTCAAGCCTCAAGCGGACATCGTCTATGAAAGCGGCCTGACAATGTTTCAGGTGGCCTATAGCAACGAATTTGGTATTCCAAAGGGGGTGGGCTCTAAGATTCCTGAGCGCCCCTTTATTCGCCCAGCATACCGGCATAACAACCTGACTCATATTAAGGTTCCAAACAAGATGTGGGCGGGTAAAGGCGCTGCCAACGTCAAAGAGATTTTGAATCAGTATGGTAAGTCTCTAGCCGTTAAGATAAGCCAAAACATTATCGACAAAGAAGAGCCGGAAAACCGTCCATACACAATAGCTCTCAAGGGCTTTGATGATCCTTTGACAGAACACGGCACGTTGAGCAATTCAATCAGATCAGAAATTAGAACCAATACCGGCACCAAGTGGGTCGACAAATAACAGGGGAAAGCCATGGTTAAACTCATAGCAATGCAAGAGATGAAGGTGGCAGGTAAGACTTGGGGACCAATGCCAGAAGGAGCAAAGGGACGAGAGGCTAGCTACATCTTCGAACTCCCCACGCAAGCTGCTGCTGCGTTGGTAAGAAAGGGCAGATGTCAGCCGGCCTACACCTATGACGAGAACTTGCTTAGGCGCGAAGCCAACGTCATCTGTAGAGCTGCTTTTGGAAAAGCCCCTAAGTCATCCGGCAAAGCACCGGCACCTGAGAAGCCAGGCAGTGGCGTTGACATGGCCGCAGCACTCTCAGGCACCAAGTCGGAAATGAAGGCAGCCTGCGAGGCTCTTGGGCTCGATACGGGTGGAACGAAGTCCGAGCTTAGGGCGAGGTTGGAAGCTCAATGATTTTGTCTTCTGCCACATATCAGGTGCGCCGCTATGAGCGCACAGTGGTTGATGGAGTGATCCAGGTAACTGAGATTCTCAGGTTTCAGGTCAACGGTAGCTTGCAGCCTGCGACTGACGAAGAGCTCATATCTGATTCTGCTGGTTGGAGGCCGAGGGGCACGTTCAAGCTTTACACTTCGTCTACTACGCACCTGCGTATGGGTGGCACGGACAGAACGACTGGAGAGTCGTATGAGCCAGACCGGGTTGAGTGGGATGGTCGGTTTCTCTATGTGCATGGGGTAGAGGATTACAAGACAGCTTTTGGTCTGTTGCCCCACCGGAAGTGGATTCTGGTTGAGCCAGAAATTGAAGTTGGTGCATTCACGGAGGAGTGCTAAGTGGCCGAGACTCGAACATACCAGCCTACAGACACAGAGGTGAACTTGCGCCTGTGGATTGTGAAGGCTTTTGCTGGTGAGAGCGTGGACGCCGAGGTGATCTACTCCAACCAGGGAGCCATACGTCTCGACCGCCCGTTTGTACTTCTTAGCATTATCAGTGAGGGTGTTGTTCAATATCCCTTTGAGATTGTCACAGATAACCGTAACGTAGACGGAACCTATGAGATTTGCATATCCGAGCACAGGGCAGGATCTGTTCAAGTAATGGCTCATGGCAGCACTTCTTGGGATATGATGAGTACAATAGCCAGATCTATCCGCAGAAGTGATGTAATAGAATACAACACAGAAAACGGTATTGAGATTATGAAGCCATTAACTGGCATAAATGATCGTCCTCTTCAGCTTTCGACTCAATATGAGCCGAGAAAGCAGCAGGACTATGAGTATGCATTCGGAAGAACAACCACTCTTTCCATTGGAGCCAGGGTTTTAGAGCAGGCTGTCATTGGGGGGAATATTGAGAATCAAAACCCTGACGAGCTCGATCCCAACTTCATAATTACATGGCCATAAAGGAGACAAACCATGTCCATTGACAGCATCATTGATATTGACATCAGTCTCTCCGCACCAGCGGTGAGTCAAGCTGGTTTCGGCACGCCGCTTATCGGATGCCATAACCTGCCTGTAGGATTTACAGAACGCATCCGTTTCTACGCCAGCGCATCCGATGCTGCCGCAGACGCGGATCTAACAGCGGACGCACAAGCCAGGGTAACCACCGGCTTTGCGCAGAGTCCCGCACCCAACCAAATCGCCGTAGGTCGCATCGACAACGACCAAGCCCAAATCGTCGAGTTCACCATCACCCTTGCCGCAGCGGGTGATTGGACAATCACGATCAACGGTATCACCGAGACCTTCACGGCAGTCGCCCATAC